GTTATAAAGTTGGTCATATGCTCACTATCTGTAAAAATCTTATTATGAAATGCCCAAGCATCTGTGTCAAAGTCATATAAGAAACCAGCATTAGCAGTTCCAGCAGAATCACTAGGACTTTTTAAAATTAATAAAGAATTACTTACTGAGTCGTAACCTATCATTGGGTCTTTAACTCCTGCTGAATACCATAACTGCCAATTACTAAATGTAGAACTAAAAGATTCTTTACTAACAGCTATCTTTCTACCTAATAAATTTTTTACACTAGAACCATCATATAGGTAAACACCATTGGCGGCTACCCAAGCTATTCCATTATTTGTTCTAGTTGCGCTATATGGAAAATTTACACCATAGTACTTAAAAGTATCTTCCAAGTACCAGTTATATATACTTGGACTTGATATATTTATTATGTGAACTAAATTGTTTTTAAAGGCTAGCAACCTATCAGCAAATGATTCTAATGCTGTATATTCACCATAGTCACCCTTGGAAACATCTATAAAGTTATGTTCTAAAAATGTATCAAACTTACCTATTTCACTATACATTATTCTATCGGCAAACTTTTCTACTTTTCCAGACTTGCCTTTAGTTCTTACATTAGCTACAAATGCTCTTCTATTAGTTACAATAGATGCTTTATATAATTCACCTATACCGCCAATAGAAACAAAACTTACATCTGGACTAAACCCATTAATAGTTTCATAGGTATCTATGTTTGGTTTTAAACAATTTCCTGTTGCTTCACCAATAACGTAAAAACCATCTCCAGCTTCATAAGTCCAGCCTATATGGTCTCCATCTAAGGTTGTCCTAACTCCCTTTTCAATATCTATATCAGCTAATAGTATAAGCTCGTCACTTGTATCGTGTAATCTGGTGTATATTCTACCTCCAGTTACCCTTCCATTATAGGCTAAGTCTGCATATACTGACAATCGTATAGATTCTAAGTCAATTACATTATGAGTAAATGGAACAATTGTAGATGCCCCATTTCCCATTCTAACAGGAATAGATTCTTGATTGCCATCGTATATAAAAGATTGATAAAATTCATACTCTCCAGACTCCCATTGACCCTCAGCAGTACCTCTATATACCCCTATGTTAAAACCTAATCCTCTTTCTACTATTGGGGTATCTTCATCACCGTAAGAATCTGGAGCATCACCAGCCAAAGCACCGCCATATGACCTTAAATATGTTATAGCTCCACCAGATGCTCCTGAAGTTTTAGTGCAGAATAAAAATTCTTTTGGTGTAACACCAAGAGCTTCGTCAATACTTATAACTTCCCCAATAGTTGATTGGTCTAATATATCAGCAGGGGTAGAGTTTTCAAACGTAAAAGCAGTTGCTGTTGTATTATGAGCGCCATTTAATCTTAAATCACTTGTGCTATCTTTTTTAACTCTAGCAACCCCCCTATTATTTTGATAAAATGCAGTTGCATTATCAGTCCCATCGTGACTTGTGTGACCATAGGCATAAGTAAGTGAACCAGCTGATTGAGGTGGTGCTAAATTATTAGGATGTTCTTGCCATTCAGAAAATGAAAGACCTGCTGATGCAGAATCTGAGTTAGCACTTGAGAATTGCTGTCTCTCTATATAGCCAAACCATTTAACTAAACTAGAGTTTTGTTCATTTGTGTTGCAAACTCTTAATGATTCATCTGCAAAATGAAATATATACTTAGCATTATCACCAGATAAAGTAGGGCTAATAGCCCTTGCAGTCCATCCATTGTCTTTTGTTGTGTAGTCAGTAGTAGCATTCCTAGACCAAATATCAATTCCACCAGCGCTATCAACATCACCTAGTGCACACATTTTGTCACCAAGTCTAGAAATTACTTCTATTTCTGGGTCTCCACCTGAGTTCTCACTAACTATAGGAGTTCCTTTTAGTATGTAATAAACATCACTACCATCTTCTGTTATATCTGTTATTGTAAAAACTCCATTATTTTTAGCAGTGCCAGATATTCTTATATTATCTCCAATACTTATTAATGAACTTGTATGTATAGTACTGTTTCCAGAGCTAGTACCACCTGTTAACTTCATATAACTTCTTGATGGAACAGCCATTAATTATTCTCCGCCATACTCTGGTGCTGTTATAGTATCTGGATTTGACTTAACCGCAACAAAACTTATTTGACCATTAGATGTTCCTAGGGCTAAAGCTGTTCCAGATTTTGTTTCTATTATAGTCTGGTCAGAGTCTCTACTGTGGTCAGATTCAAAATAAAATAAACCATATCCACCACCACCATTTATATTAGTTGTTGACTCCACTATGTACTCTGACAATGTTCCAGAACCAGTAGACTTAACAGAGTGTGCAAATAAACCACCTACTGTTTTTATTTTACCTATTGAATCTACAGACATATTTTCTATAACCGAGTATTGATTAGGTGCTAAATCTCTAGGGTCTCTCCTATTATTCATACCACCAGACCAATCTCTAACAGTGTACATTTGCTTAGCCATTAATCAAGTATCTCCACATGAACTAGGTCATCGAAGCCATTATCTTTTACATCACCATCACTATCCCAGTCTCCTCCCCAGCGAACCTTGACACCAAGCTGTTTAGCAATACCACGAATCATTCCACCCATATAGTGAAAGCCATCACGGTTTTCCCAATCTACTGGATAGGGAGCTAAATCAACAGCCTTACCCTCCATATGCTTAGAGTACTTCACCTTCGTTGCTCCCTTAGCCAGTAGCTCTTTCTGTCTTTCTTCACTACGCAATCCTTCTATGATGGTAACATCCATTATCTTAATAAGCTCATTTAGTACATTGACCAGTCTAGAATCAACGCCCTTAAGACGTTCTTTACTTCTCTTTCCAAATTTAAACATAGTTATTTCTTCTTTCTTTTCTTAGCTGTTTTAGCAGACCTCTTAAAAGCCTTAGCTGTAGGAGCACCTTTAGCACCCTTCTTTCTCATCTTTTCACCACTACCAGCTTTTATTCTTTTTCTTTTTGCGTGTATATTAGCGTACAATCCTTTCTTTTTCTTTTTCTTAGTAGCCATTATTTACCTACCTTTTTCATTGCTATTTTATGAGATTGTCCAAACGTCTTTCCTTTCTTCATAGACGCTACCATAGACCTTAGATGTTTTACAGTATGATGCTTTGAATGTTTTTTCATAGCACTAGCTTGTCTATTTGTCAGACCAGATACGGACACACCTTTTACTTTTTTAATTGCCATAATCTACCACTTAACTTTATTAGCCCAATAAGCCGCAGACATTTTGCCTTTAGCTATATTCCTACCGTGCCTTGCTTTAAAAGATTTACGTCTTGCTTTTTGTCTAGCTGACTCACCCTTCTTTGGTTTACCAGCAGTCTTAACACCCTGTTGACCAAATCGTATTGTTTTTACTTTTGAGCCAACTTTAGCAACTACGACATGAGACTTCTTTGGATGATTAGGTGTTCTCTTTGGTTTATTATATCCGGATACACCAGCTCGGGAGAGTCTTGAGTCTTTCTTCTTTGCTTTTGGCATCTCACTTACCTTTGAATATTCCTTCTAATACATCTGTTACCACATCTACCATTTTCTCAAAGAATATTTGTTCTTTTTCTTCAGAGACAAAAGGTATGTCAATCTTTTTATTTATTGCAGTAGCTATACTATCTGACATTTCATCAGATGATAAATGATTCATAACTTCTTCTTTCATTTTATCTGCTTGTTCTTCAGCTAACTTTACTAACATTGATTTAACGTCCATTATTGTTCCTTTCTTATTTTAACTATTTTATGACCAAGATATACAATGCTCATCGTTGCGACAATACATTGTAATAATAAATTAATTTCAGCTAAATAAACGCCATAGTTGGCAAATGATATAGCAGATACTTTTAAACTGTCCATTAATGTTTCCCATTTATTCTAGATAAAGAACCTTCAATCCTAGATACTTGATTATCTAAATCGTTTATTTCTTTTGTAATAGCATCAAACTTTCTATCTAATTTATCATCAGATTGATTCCATCTAGTAATTAGTTTTATAATCATTCCTTCCATATTCTCTAACGTTTCTGATTGACCAGCGTTTTCAATTTTAAGAGCCTCCAACGTCTCTTGTTGTCTTGCTGATTTATTCGAAAGAGAAACTACTAGGTAAACAAACATAGCACCAACTACGCCTATCATCCCAGCTTCTCCATATACCGCCATAAAATCCATTATTTTTTCTTCTTTTTCTTACCCCAGCTAAAGGGGTTTAGGTTTAATTCTTTTTCGTAAAAAGCTACTTTCTCAGCTAGCTCTTCTCTTTCAATTTTTTCTTCTGCAATATGTTTACTGAGTAAGTTTTCAATTTGCTCATCAGCTGTTGCAACTTTATTTTCCAGTGATTTAATTCTACTTTCAACTTGCCAATAACCATAGACCAGAACTGCAACGAGGACACATCCTTGAGCAAGCCACTTAAGGTTAATGCTAACAATGGCGTTATCATCAAGAACGGTAGCACGATAACTTCTGGCTGTATCTGGTTTGCCACTCATTTAACCATTATATGTATAGTAAATAACTATATTGTAACTTGTGTTAATATTTTCAGAGTTCATAATATCCTTGACTTAAACCAGTTCTTAATTCTTTTCCAAAGAGAAAGCTTTTTCATTTCAGACCTTCTCCTCATTCTATAAGTTCTTCTTACCCTCTGTAAGCTATGCATACCGCTGTAGAGTCTGTGTGGTTTACGATTCCGTTAAAGTTACCATACAATATTTCACCGGGTATTAGACTTACAAAAGAACTAATATCATCACCAATATTAGATGTTACTTTTATTTTTAAAAATTCAGTAGTTCCTTCAGTATCTTTTCCTAATGCCTGAATAGCTATCCAAGAACCTGTATCTGGAGTAACAACAGTAGTGTTGTGCTCTGCTATCACATCAAATCCATTTTGACCTATTAAAAGATTTGAAGCTTCTTTTTCTGTGTATTTATATAAACCACTCATTTAAATCTCCTACAATACCATCCACCAAGCTATAGCAGTTTCAACTATAAGGTCAGATGCTGTGTTATAAGCCCATTTCTCTTTAGTTCCATAAGTTTCTTCATCGCCTTCAACAAGCCATTCAAACACTTCCCATAATACACCAATAACAAATACGCCAAACACACACCAAAAGTCACTCCAATTTAACCATTGAAATATCTTACATAGAAACGCACCAGCCGCTAAATGGTATGATGTCCAACTATCTAATTGACCTGTTTTAATCTGCCAAGAAACTAATTTTGCTATAGGGTTATTCATTACTTAGAGCCAAATACTTTAGAGAAAAAACCTTTCTTTTTCTTCTTGCCTTTTTCAGCTAATTTCTTACCTTTTTTCTTTTTCTTCTTAACATCATCAGCATCAGCAATTTGCTCATACTTTTGAGGTGTAGTAACTTCAGCAGGACTTCTACCAGTTAAGGCTAGTAATACTAAAGAAATTAATACAGTTAATAGACCTTTCATTTTATACCTTTATATGTTTGGACACTTCTTCATTGCCACTTAGTTGGGGAACTATTCTTGATAATAATTCCGATTTAGTTTCACTGGAACCATATGAGATTCCACGTTTATCATAAAAATCTTTTATTTCTGATTTTGTATTATCCATTGTAGGGTAATCTGATTGACTCGTAGCAACACCGTTTATTAAATGATGACCTCCTATAATTAACCTACCATGACCATCACCATGTTTTTTAGCACACTCTGCTACATAAAATTCTTCAACAACCTTAAAACTATTAGATTTCTTAGCTACCTCACCATCTACATCTACAAAGTATGTATATGACGAAGGGTAAGTCAGAGTCTCCTTAGACCCATCTGGATAAGTTTTTGTACGCTTTGCACCCGGAGTTGTGTTTCTATGAACCCTAATCCGATGACCCTGACTACACCTTCTTACAATCATTCTACTACTTCACCCTCTACTTCTTCAGGTACTTCCAATGATGTACGGAGCAAATTAATAAATGCTTCTTTGCCAACTTGTAATTGGTCAGCCATAAAAGCATTAGTATTCTGCTTGTTTTGCAAATCATTAATGTGATTTACCATCATCTTCTGTTCGTCAGTCATATCTTCAATAACATACTCTTTGTCATCTAGATTCAAGACTGGCTTTTCTTTTTGTTCTTTAGCCACTTTTGACTCCTTGTTAGTTAATTAATTATTTTACGAAATACATTTCTACTGTATCAGAAACATCTTTCATTTTAATCCATGAACCAGTTGGTTGTCCTTTAGTTACTGGAATCTGCCCAAGCAAACCTACTATGTGCCATTCATCTCGTTCTTCTCTTGACTTATATGATTTACTTGCATCATAGTCAGGATTCAATTTTTGTCGTTTTTTAGCTGGAGTAATTGTTTCAGCATCTTTAGGTGCTGTAACATCTTTTGGTAGCCTGTCACTATGATATTTATGTTTACGATAATATTTGTGAGGAATATCTTTTTTTACGTCTCCTTCAACTTTAGAATCTGTGACTATACCTCCTATTGCACCACCCGTCTCATCTTTTCCACGCTTAATATATTCTTCAAATGTAATTTCTTCAGTCCATTTAGTAAGAGTATATGATTCCCATACATCAGCACCATAATCATCCTTGACAAATCTATCTTTCCAATGAAATATTTGACCACCACCAACTATGCATTGTGCTGATTTTGGTCTTATAACCCCAAGTGGAGTATCATCATCTGAACAAGGTACAATCTTACCACCATCAAGTTTGACAGAAGTACCATTTGCAATTACCTTTCCATCTTTGCTTTCAAAATATTCTGCATAGTCAAGAGACTGAGATGCATTAATAGTACCTTCAGCATCTATTTGACCAGCGGCAGACATTAATACACGATTCGTAGAATTAGCCGCATCATAGTGAACATATGCCCAATCAGCATTTGTTGCCATATAATTGTAAATACCATCTACCTCACCACTAGGATTTGTGTCTGCATCAGAACGTAGATTTAATGTAAATACAGAGCCTGAAATAGTGCAACCGCTTTCAATATCAACATCAATATATTCACCATATACACTTTGGTCTATTGTACCACCATCAACATTTGTTAATATAGTCGAACCATAGATGTTACCTACGTCACTATGAGTACCCGCTATTTTTGCTGTAGCATCCAATCCAACTATTGCTGTACTTTCCTCGTCTGCTGTTTCAGTTGATTCAGCGTGAACAACTAAACCATATAGAACACCAAAAGATTCACCAGTATCATTAAAGACTAATTGAGATTTAGTGCCTATAAATGTATCACTACTATCACCATCTCCATCATTAATAGTAGCATTGAATGTGCCGATAGTAAAGTTACCACCAGTTTTTACACCAGTATCCTGAACCAATAGCATTGATGTTCCATTGTGAGCGGCTGTGCCATGCCCTGCGATTGTAACCTCACCTGTACTGCCACCTATTGTAAAAGCATCTGCAAATGAACCAGTATCTTTATGTTTAATTTGGAATATTCCATCAGTTCCAGCTTCAATTTGCCAAAGGTCTGCGTTATTATCAGCGTTATCAGCTTGTAATTCAAGTATAGCCGGTTGGTCGTTTCTTGCTTTTAGTTCAATTTTTTCTCGCAAATAATTATTAGTGACAGCAGAGTTACCAAGTGTTACTGAGTTATTTGCTTGTCCTGTTGCACCAGCACCAATTACTGTTTGATTAGCTCCATCATTAGCACTTGGGTCTGTATTTGCCCCAATACAGGTATTATTTGTTCCTGTGGTTATTACATCGCCAGAATTGTATCCCAGTCCTGTGTTGCTATTATTATCAGCACCATTGACATTTGCTAATGAGTTATTCCCTACTGCTGTGTTTCTGTCCCCAGTATCTTCTGATGATAAAGCACTATTACCGATTGCTGTATTATGTTCTCCGCTTGTAAGAGATTTTAACGCTTCTGTACCAATCGCTGTATTAGCCTCACTTGTACAAACAAGTAATGCATTTACCCCAACTGCTACGTTATTATTTCCACAATTAGCTGATAATGCTTGGTAGCCTACCGCTGTATTCCAAGCTCCATCATCAGTTGCATCCATACATTCATAACCGATAGCGGTGTTCTTAGCACCGGTTGTCAATGCTGAAAGAGCAGAACCACCTATGGCTATAGTGCCGTCTGCCGCAGATGTTGCATCTCCAGACTTCATAGCATCATCACCAATAGCTACAGCATACCCTACACTTGTAGATGTTTCAAGGGCATTGTTGCCGATTGCGACATTATTATGTCCATCAGTAATAGCCTTTGAAGAATCCTTGCCGATTGAAGTATTCGCTGAGCCTGTGCTAACAGCCAACATACAGTCTGAACCTAAACCTACATTATTGCTATTACTATTTCCATGAGAACCTTTACCAGCATTTGAGCCCATGAAAACATTGTCATCGCCCGTAGCATTATTTGACCCTGCCTTGTGTCCGAAATAGGTGTTATCCACACCGCCAGAGGCGATGTCCTGACCAGCTAAATATCCAAAGATTGTATTAGCACTTGTGCCATCTGAACCACCAGTACCGCCACTATCATTATTTGTAAGTGAGATTCGGGAGTTAGAATCTAAAACTAAAGGCTTTGTAGTGTTGTGTACATAAAACTCCATATTAGAGCTTTCAAAGTTTTGGATTCTCATTACTCCACTATTAAATCCAATCCTTGCTCCATCTGTTGCACCTTCGCCTGTATTGCCATCTGATATTTTTATAT